ATATGTATAATATAGTGAATGGGAAAACATAAAAATAAGAACTCGGTATTTAAAAATTTATACTTTAGGGATCTTCACTATATATTTAACAAAAAATTAGTTCTGGAGGAACTTATTAGGAAGGTTGAGAATAAAACTTTAGAGAGAAATACTTGGTTCGGATGGATTAGTATTTAATGAAAATTTATTATATAGTTATATATTATAAATGTTTAAGAACGATCCCCAGAGTAGTACTTATATCCCAGTTAAATCTGTCATTGTTTTCCCCGAAGCCCAAGTTGCTTACAACCCTAAAACACAGACACAGGCACGATTTTTACTGCCACAGTTTTTGGAATACATTGACCCAGCCGAAACCCGAATGCAGTTTAATTTAACTATGGAGGGACGCGGCAGACCCCAGCCCTCTTCTCGCGCTGGCGCACACAGTCTTATCCGCGATATTCGCCTCCAAGATGGCACAGGCTCTACTACCTTGACCGAAATCCTTGACTACAACGTCCTTTGTGCCTGAAATTGTCATTATACAAGTAACGACTCTATTAACGATAAGCGCACTATGTTTGAGGGGCTCAATGCCAACCCTTCCACCGGACAATCTATTTATTGGTCGGGCGATGAAAACTGGGACGCACAGGTTATTAGTGAATCCAATGACAGCACAGCCTCTACCTTACAGATTCAAATGCCCCTACAAGATGGTATTTTAAATGGGGACAAGGTATTCCCCGTTGGCGCTACAGAGGGGCTTCGCCTCCATCTTACTTTAGACGCAGTCAGTCGGTCATGTAATTATCAATGGGGCGATAAGGGCGTGGAGCAACCTAATGGAGTGTTGCTTGAGACCGCCCTTGCTGTTGGAGATGGGAAAAAAGTCGCTATTGACAGTACTCTCAATATTGTTATTCAGCAGGGCTCTGAAAAAAATAAGATTGAGGTTAATGCTGATTCCACCTCTCTTAATACCAACCCCTTCTCTGTTGGTGATTGTGTCTATGTGTCTGATGCCGATGGAAACAACGAAGAGCGTTTAGGGATTATCTCCAGTTATTTTAGTAGCACACCCGGAGTTGCTGATGGTAACTTTACTATGGCGGTGTGCCGTGATGCGGCGATTCAGGCTAATCCTCCCGTACCCGCTGATGGTTTAGCATTGGCACACGCACAGGGCAGTTTTGTGTTTGTTAAAAACTCGGAACGTGTTAATGGACGGCCCTCCTCTGTTAATATTCCCCCCACACTTAATCTTGCTGCCGCAGTTCCTATTAGTTTTTCCATTGAGAATCTTGAATACTTGGTTGGCTCGGTGTCCCCACCCGCTGCCTACACCGCCGCTATGAATACACAGATGATGTCCGGCAAGGGACTTGCTATGGATTTTAAAACATATAGCACTTACCGCGTGAATCTCACCGCCAAGATCGGTCTTACTAATCAGCTCATCCCCGCAACCGCACAGAGAGCCTACTCTTGTCTGTCTGTTCCCTTATCTAATGCCGCGCAGATTGATATGGCGGCAGATAGTTTAGGGGGTGTTATTGACCACTGCCAGAATTATCAGTATGTTCATGGTAACAAGCTTATCCCCGATCGACCGGTTCCTTTAGAGAGATACAATAATACCCCTCCTCATATTGATGCCCTCCATCTTATCGAATTAGAAAAAGCTCTTCTTAATTGTGGATTCCCTACACGCAATCTCCAGAGAATGCCCCAGCACTTCCTAATCGGGCGAGCCTTTAGCAAATATGGACAGGTTGCTGAACTTTTTGGCGAAGACTTATCTCTCCGCGTGGAATATTCGGGAGAAGCTACTGTTGAGAAGATTTTTAATCACTACATCTGTCATTTACGGAGAATGACTATTTCTAATGGACGGACAACCGCATTTTAATACAAATTATAAATAAAAATAATATATGTGTATTATATAACGATGAATATTAACCAGAAAGAACATGCTGAAGTTTTTCCGATCAATCCGCCGTCTGGAGCCTACTCATTTCGCGGCGGTTTTCCTATTGTCCAATTTCAAATTGCTAATCAAAACAAATTATTAGATCCCAGTTCTCTCCGTCTCAACGGCACTTTTAAAATGATTGCCCCTACTCTTCCCCCTACAAGAGCCCCTCTAAATAACACATCTGCTGCCCCCGTAGCCGACTCTAACACCGGAATTAATATTAACAACCGGGTTGGTATTGCCTCCACCATCCACCAGATGACTATTAGTACATTAAGTAATCAAACTTTAGAAACAGTCCGTTCCTACGGGCGTTATCTTGCCTCCGTCGTTCCCGTAACCCACAGCCAGAGCGACTTTGACATGACTAACCAGGTTCAAAACCCCGCATCTGCCTCCCGCAGTTTTAACGGCGCTCACGCTCTAAATAATGAAGTCTCTTTTTGTATTCCCCTTCGTTCCGGACTTCTCTCGGGACAGAACTTTATTCCTTTAGGAACTTCTGGGGTCAATGGACTCCAACTCCAGTTAGAACTCGCAGCTGATTCAGCCGTAATCTCTGGATATGAAACCTATGACAAGGCGGATGCTGCCACACAGATGCTTTTTAATCCCCCTAACAACGGAGCCTTTTATGAACTCGCTGACCTTACTTTAAGTTACAATTTATACGTTCCCGATGAAGAGGGACAGAACCAGATGGCTATGCCCTCTACCGGCTCCTTATCTTACAACTCCATCTCTCAATTATATTCCGTCATTAACTCGAGCGACCAGACTAAAGTACTCAATCTTGGAACATCTAACACATTAAGTGTATTCCACAACTTTATCCCTACCAACCAGATTAATAATTATGCTTTTGACTCCTTCTCTACGGGACAACTACAAAACTCTGGAGGCACACAGATTGCTCCAGCAAACGCAACACTAAACCGCGTCACCTTTATTAGAGGCGGACTAAAATTCCCCCTTGAATATGACGTTGAGGTTCAGGATGCTGGAGAGGCTGACCGACCCCAGACTATGAATACTATTAATTTTATCAACTCTATTAAACCTTATAAATTTTACAACCATTCTCTCATGAGTACTTATACCAATCAGGGCATCATCGGAACTATTGGTTTTAATTATGCTAAAACTCCACGTAATAAAAACACTCTTCCCGACCCTAAAGCCGAAATCTTCGGTGTGGGTATTTCTTTTGACCCGCTCTCTAAAGTCGGCGTTGATTTCCGCCGCACTTCTTATGGCGTTCGTCTTGTTAGCCAGTTACAAGACAGCAATTCACCTAACAGTATTTTTACCTATGTTCGCGCCCGCAACACCTTGACTTATTCACCCGCCGGCATCGCTGTAACTTCTTAATCCTTTAGCAATTTATATTATTATTTTATAGTTTAATCATAAATAATAATATATACGTATTATATAATGAGTATTCCCGAAGCCCTCCAAACACGCCCTATGCCCTCTGTTGATACAATGACGATTGATACTTCTATTTTAGAACCTCTTGTTATTAACGATACTTTTTGCCGCTTTGTTTTAGAACGAAAGGGCATCCTTGACAGTGGCTCTACCATCCAACTCTCCGTACTTGCTGGAGTACCGGACACTGCTGTCCTACCCTTACACACCGGTATTCATGCTTTAATTAAGCGTGCTGTGCTCCGCATCGGCACTAAAGTTGTAGCCATCACCGACTCTTATGGTGCCTACGCCACTATGCATCGCTCCGTTAAGACACCCGAAGAAAAATCACAGAAAGATATGGTGACCGCCGGCACCCTTGATGTCATCTGCCCCTCTGTGAATCAGAACGGACAATACCAGTTAAGAGATGTTAAAGGGGTCCAACTTGGACTTGACGAACCTCTCCAACAAACTGTTTTATCTAATGTTGCGGGTCAGTCTCCACTATTCACTATTAAATTATCACAGCTGTTCCCTATGATGCGCAATATTCAGTTGCCTTTATATCTGATTGATGAGCCTTGTTCCGTGGAACTCCATTTTAACACCCAGAAGGGGACTGTTGGAGAACAAGGGAAAGTTGCTGTATTCCTTGACACCGCTATGGCTGCTAATGTTAAAACCGCTGTCGTGGATCAGACTTCTGTCCGTCTTCTATGTGATTATCTTACCTATAGTGATGACCGAATGAATCAGAGCGCTTCTATGGCAATGTCCGAGGAAGGCATGGTTATTCCGTACGAAGATGTAGTTACTACTAATACTAATTTCACTGGACAGAATAACCTCATCGTACCTACTGCCAAGACCGAAATTCGAGACATCGGTATTTCTGGGATGAAGTGTCGTGCCATTTTAGGGCATATGCGTCCTAATTATGTTGATTGGTCGGCTCAACTTCTCGGACACTATGAGAGCAAGGCTTATCAGATTCCTCTTCGTTATCAGATTAGAGTTAATGACAAGGAAGTATATCAGCGCCCGCAGGATAATGAGAGCAAAAAGGCTAATGAATTTTCTGCCGCTATGAATGCCCCCATTTCTGTCGGCAGTGGAGAATACAGTCTGGATACTTTAGTTAATAAGGAAGACCCCAACCGTGTTATTAATAACAACTACTTTGATGGAACTATTGGCGCTGGAGCTAACCCCGGCGCTGGACCTCTTGAATACACCAGTTTAGAAGGTGGCAGTAATTATATGGGTGTGGATTTTTCCAGCCCCGGAAACTATGGTGTTAATATCTCACAAAAACCCGTACAGATCACAAGTACTACTACTAATACCGCACAAGACGGCACCGGTAGAACTGTAGCATATTATTCCATGGTGGAGAGACAGATGAGTATTAAAAACGGTGTTGTTATGGTGAGCGCCTAAATGGAGTTAAAAAAAGACTTAAATAATAGTTAATAATATATTAAAATGGGCAGAGTTAAAGGTGGTATTAATAAGCAAAATTATAAATACCTAATGTCTGTTTATGGAGGAGAATATCAATACTTTAGGTCATATTGTGAGATATGGACAAAATATCCCGATCTGAACAAATCCGCAATCACTAATATTATATTTAATCCAGAGAGAATGCTAAATAATAAAAAATATAAAATTATTAAATTAACTAATTATGTTCCCGTATTTTTAAAAACACGGCAACTTGATGCTCACGGGAACTGGGTCACATCTCTCAATCCTATTGACTATACTTCTATGTTGCGTCAGCTTGGGGATGATCGGAGCGTGGTGTCTGTGACGGCTCCCCCACTGGGGGTTCATGAGGCATTGAGCGATCACACGTAATACAGCACGCATTTATTTTGGTACATCTTGAGTTTTGTATAGCTGTTATTATTGCGACGCAAGCCGCACCACACGTGGTTACTAACAGAGATATTGCCGTTAAATCTGCTACCATTATATTATATAATATATAAAAATTAAATACTTTTTATATATTTACTGGAGAATAAAAAGACTTAAACAGTACTCAATATATATAGTATGGCTACTGAATACTTCCCAAAAACACAAATTGACATGATGTGTAGCATCTCTCCAGACGCATTATATAATGCGTTATATAAGAGCGCGGTTGATGCTAAAAATGCTGCGTGTGATCTTAATAAAAGCACAATGTCCAACAAGGCTTACACTAAAAAAGACTCCCTTGTATATTTAGGTTTTGTTATTGACTCTTGTAAAATGATTCAAAAAAATAATTATAAATGGAACGCACGATATAATTTTAGTAAAAACTGCCCCACCTTTGGACGCAAATATGTTGAACGATTCGGTATTCAAAAATTAGAGAGAAATATTCGGGGTTTTTTAACCCAAGAATTATACGTAGATGTAGATAAAAAAAATGCGCATCCATGTATCCTTAAACACCTCATAAAAACACATTGTCCCCTCATCCTTACTCCCATCTTGGACTCTTACTGTACTGACCGAGAGAATTTTTTAAAAACCACGAGCCTTACTAAAGTGGATTTTCTAAAACATTTAAATATGGTTAAATGTAACACAAAAACTACTCCCGATATTTTGATTAAGTTTGTAGCTGAACTTTTGCCCGTAAAAAACTATTTTTGGGAGAATTATCCATCCTTACAGACCAATAGTGGGTGGAACGCAAAATCTTCTTTATTAAATAAACTTATGTGTAAAGAAGAATCCATCTTATTAGAACGAGCAATCTCTCATCTTGATATTAAAAATCCAGTTCGTATGTTTGATGGATTCATGATTTTAAAATCAGAACTACCCGAAGACACTATTGATAAATTAAACTTACTTACTAAACCCGAATGTATTGTATGGGACGTTAAAGAACCAGTGTCCTTCTCATTCCCAGAAATTAAAATCTTACCTAAACCTAAACCCGTGTGCCTTCTTGATGCCGCGGCTATTCGCGCTGACGACCCTTCTTCCTATGAAAATGTTAAAAAACGGTTTGAAAAGAACCGGTTTGTTGTTACTGACCCACTCTGCTATGTCACTGAAAAAATAGAAAATGGAGAGATTGTATTATACCGCTCTGGGAAAACCGAATTTAATAATAAAACCGAAAATTGGTATTTCACATTGTTTGATGAAGATGGAATGCAGTCTAAACTTTTTATGAATAAATGGTTTTTAGACCCACACAGACGAACTTATGACAGAATTGACTTCTTACCACCACCTATGATATGTCCTTCCAATATATATAAT